AGTCTACACTCACGCCTTGTAAAAGCGCCAGCCAACTCCTTATCGGGCTCAGCATACCTTTGTGAGAACTCTTGAAAAGAGAATGACCGATGTCTTAGAATCTGCCTAGCGATATCTCTGGTTGTAGTGATTTCCAAACAAGCACTGGCCATCTCTAATGGAGACCAATGATTGTTCTTTATAAGATACTGCACTAACTTGTCTGCAGTCTTCTTATTGTTTTGATTGCCTGGATTAGATACTCTTGCGCAATAAGCTACAAGGTCTTGTGTATCTTCAATCCCCTCGATTCTAAATTGTTCGGTTGGAACCGAGTGGCTAACTAGTCTTACTTGCATTATGCTACCTTTGAAAAGTTACGTTCTTTGGTGAATTCAATCTTGGATCTGAACTTACCGTCCAGCAAATCACCTTTGTGTGAAATGACGAACACGTTACTATCATCCTCTAAGGTACCCAAGATCTTCATCAGGTTGTCAATACCATCGTGATCAAGCGAAGAATCAAAAGTCTCATCCAGAATCAAAAGGTTCGTGGATGTTGAGTTTTTCATCTTGGCTATTTGCCGCCAAGTAAACAATAACGAGAGATCAATACGCTGCTTTTCACCTTCAGAAAATGAAGCGTAGTTAAAGGCATCACGATGTCTTGATCTGATAACTTCATTGAAGTTCTCATCAAGATTAAACGAAACGAAAAAATCCAGAACTTGCAGGTACTGATTAACCAGCTTGTTCATTACAGGTAGATACTGCTTAATAACCTTAGTCTTAATACCAGTATCTTTTAACATTTCAGCAGCAGCGTCAGAGTAGCTTTTATCCTCCATAAGTCTTAGTTTGTTATCACCAATAGAATCACGTTGTGTAATCAGTCCATCTAGCTTAGCATTTGCCTGTCCTAGATCTCCTTCACTGCCTGTAAGTTTATTTATATCATTATTCAAGCTTTTGATAGCTTTTTGTAGTCTATCAATAGTAGTATTATTGGTATGAATATCTTGTTGTTTTTCTCTAATTTCATTGAGTGTTTCATTCACAGTATCTAAGCTATCAATTACACCTTGTGATTCGGTAGCTACATCATCAAGTGCTTCTTTTAGCTTTACTGCTTTAGTCTTTGCCTCATTGATCTTACGATCTCTAAGTTCTTCACCAATCTCTTGTTCACATGTAGGACATTCAGCATTATCTTCATAGAACTTAGCATCCTTTACTGTAGTTTTAACCTGTTGTTCAAACTGATGTCTATAGTTAAGAAGTGTTTGTTTCTTATCATTTAACTTCTTTACCAATCTCTCTGCTTCGCTATTGTGTTCATCAATGTAGTCTGATGCTTGCTTACATTCGGCTTGGAGTGTTTCAATCTCTGATTCATGTTGGCTAATATCTGCTCTTTTGGAATCCACTTGACCTGTATTGATTTCTGTAATTTCCCTGATATACTTTCTTTGTAGATCGATCTTCTCACGAGTGAGCTCCAGGTTATAGTTGGCATCTTTTATTTCCTCCTTTAGTTTACCAAGCTTATCCTTTAGTATGTTATTCATCTTTGAGAATATGTTAATGTCTAATAGATCCTCAATCACCTCTCGTCTATGCCCGGCGTTAAGTTGCATAAATGGAATAAAGGAAGACGAGCCGAGCACAACGATCTGGTGAAATGACTTATGGTTTAACTTTAAGATATTTTGTTCAAGGAACTTTTGATAGTCACGAGCATTAGATGCTTGATTAATCATCTTACCATTTTGCCAAATCTCAAACTTCCCTGGATTGATACCACGGATAATTTTAAATTCATGTTGACCTACATCAAACTCTACCTCAACATGTGCATGTTTCTTATTGATGCTGTTTACTAGTTGGTTTTTACTAATGGACCTGTGTGGTTTACCAAACAAGCCAAATGACAATGCATCAAGCATGGTAGATTTGCCTGATCCATTTTGCCCAACAACCAATGTAGAAGGAGAACTATCCAATTCAATCTTGGTTTCATTATTACCGGTGGATAGAAAGTTCTTCCACCTTACTGATTTAAACTTAATCATAAGACCTCGCTATTCTGTGCTTCCACATATAGACTTCTCATCAAACCCTTCATCCTTTCTTTATCTAGCTCTGTTTCGACAGCGTCGACATACGAGTCTAGTAGTTCGGTAGTATCTTCCACCGATATGCTTTCATCTATCACATTGGCACCTATGAACTCGTCGAATGTTTCGGCAATCTTAAGCTCATGCACGTCCGTCTGCTGGATACGATCAATAAGCCGATCAAACATAAAATGATCAGTCTTGTTGACAACTACCACTTTGACAAACTTGTCAATCAGTTCCGCTGTGTCATATCTATTATAATCTATTTTCTCATCATTGTAAAACACTTTTTTATAAATTGTGTAATTACATCTAATTGGTGTAAGTTCACGAGTTTCTGTATCAATTATGTGGAAGTATTTAGGATCTCCAGCATCTGACCAGTTGAACTCAAACTGAGAACCTAGGTAATGGATATTGTCTTGGTTTGATTTAGTATGAAAGTGACCACTCATTACAAGCTCAAAACGTTTAAATACGTCTCTAGTCATACCATGTGTATTGGTTACACCACGCATCATTTCAAACCCTTGGAGTTCTAAGTGAGCACCAACCCATTGGGCATCACATGATTTTAAGAACTTAATGGATTCAGTATAGTTTTCATTATTAATCCAAGGGACACATGCAATCTTAAGTCCATCATAGTCTTGGACCTTGGGTTGCATCATAATGTTAACATTAGAAGTATAATAACCAAGTAGCTCTTTTAAGGAACATAGGTCATTAGTATTCTTAAAGAACACGTCGTGGTTTCCAGGGATAATGTCCATAGTGATACCCATTTCTCTCATGGGTTCAAGGAACATCTTCCTGTTCTGATTTTGTGATTTGAAGTTAATAAACTTACGATGGTCATAGTAATCACCCAGATGTAAGATCTGTGTAATACCATGTTCTTTTAAATATGGGAAGAATTGTTCGTCATAAAATCTCCTTTGATACTCTAAAAAAATGTCTGAGCTATTTCTGATACCCGCATGAGTATCATTCAAGACTGCTAGTTTCATGTAAATTAGGCTCCCATGAAGAGTTCAAGCGCTTTAGGTTTACTTGGCTTACTCTTTTTCTTTTCCTCTTTAGCAAACTCTTTGAGTGTTGCATCGTTATGTCTTACCACTGAGATCCTATCCTTGAGTTGATCAACGAAAGCTCTTGTGGTAGAATCAGCTGCTGTTCCTTCGCCATCTAGTTGAGTAACGAAGTCTTCAATACCAGCCTTTTCTATATATTTGAATTTAATATCTTGCTGTTTCTTTTCTTTTGCTAATCTTCTAAGAAATGCATAATAGCAAATCTGTGTAAAGTATGCAAAAGCATTTGGGTTTCCTGTTCTTGTTTGTGCATCAATGTTATAATTAGTAATAGCTTTTAGGCAATTCTCTACTGCGTCCATGACCATCTCTTCGCGGTATGTATAGCGAATAAAATTGGCTTTGTGAGACAAACCCTGCGCAATCTTTAAAAAGCATTGTGCAATATAGTCTGGTACTACTGGTAGTTGCTTACCCTCGGCTTCTGCGGCTTTCACAGTTTTAACGTAATCAACAACTGACTGTGAAAATTGCTTATTGTTGACATAATGTGGTTTTTGTTTTGGTTTCATGATGAAAGTGGTAACTCCTCTTTAGGTCGATTCCAAGGCCATAGGCCAGTTGTATAACATTTGATTAGATTATCAGTATTGATGTTATATTGTGATAGTGATCCCTTATGTAGATTTAGATATGAGATCCGATCCTGGTCATTGGTTAGTGATTGAAAGTTTTCATAATGTGATTGTTTGTCCATAGTTTCTCCTTTTTCCATTATGATACTATTCTATCACAGTTTTACAGAAAAGTAAAGGAAAAAATAATTGATTTTATTGAGAAAAAACAGTTTACATACGCACAAAAATGTGTTATAATAATAGAGTAGGGTGAGAGCGGAGGATATACCCCTAGTGATACCAGTTCTTCTTCATTATTTCAGATACAAATTCTTCTATTTGATCGTCAGTAACAAGGTCTTCGTAGTCCTCTAGTTGGTTCCTATCGTATTGTTCTCTGATTTCGAGAGACATTCGAATGTACCGCTCTTTGATTTCGTCTTCAGCAAAGGCTGTTGCAACTACATGAAGTTCACTAAGTATAACTG